AAATTCGAAACCTAATCTTCTCAGGGGAAGTCTTCTGGGAAAATTACTTCAAGATGAAAAGTGAGGCGAGAGCTAAGGTTAACTTCGTTTTGGAACCATTAAAAGCTCGAATTATCACTACTGGTAATTCTTTTCTTTATATCGTAGCATCTCAGCTCCAAAGTTATCTACATCCTCTTTTTAGTAGGAATAGATACCTTGGTTTGATCGGAAGACCTCATACTGGGGACTACCTTTCTGAAGTGCTGACCGGAGTTACTCTTAACTCAGGTGAGTTCTGGGTAGCCGGCGACTACGATGCGGCGACGGACGGTCTTAACCCCTTTATAAGTCTCTCATACTGCGAGGCAGTATCAGATCGACTATCGTTAGGGCGGGAGTTTCGGGAGTTATTCTCGAAATCCCTTGTAGGTCAGAGAATCTATTATCCTGATGAGTATGGACTTGAACCTGTTAACCAGGTTTGGGGGCAACTCATGGGATCACCGACTTCCTTTGATGCGCTATGCGTAGCAAATTTAGCTGGATTCTGGGTCTCTGTTGAAACATATTTAAGACGTTCCGTAGGATTTGATGAGCTGTCGAATTTTGGTCTGATGATTAATGGAGACGATATTGTCTTTAAATCTGACCAGACTCTTTATGATATTTGGAAGTCTACTATGGTGGAGGTCGGTTTGACTCCTTCCATTGGTAAGAACTTTCAATCTAGAGAGTTTATTATGATAAATTCGACAATCTATTTCCCTGAATATGAAGGCCCTTTTGTCAAGGGTGTGAGTCAGTCCAATCAAATCGATCTTGGTTTGATCGCTGGCTTCTCCAAGGTCATTTCCGATACTAGAAATGATCTGAAACCACTTGAAGAGGAGAGAGAGTTATTTTCACTCGCCTCCAAGTTGGAGAGGTCCTTCTTCTTGGACCCAACGTCCAAGGAGAAAATCTCCGAAATCTTCATATTACAGAATCTAGATAAGCTTAAAAGATCTAAGAGAGCTTGGTTCCTTCCCGTCTCAGCTGGGGGTTTTGGGCTGTTTGGCGATGCAAATTCTTCTACTCGTGAGCAGAAGATTTTGGCACTGTCTTTAACAGATTATCCCGGAGTTCCTCAGATTAGAGACGGAAGATCTTTAGAAAGAGGAAACGGTATCGGATTCTACGATCTAAAGATAAATAGCATTGGGGATAGGGTTGTTGGTCAGAATGGTGAGACTCTTGCGAAGCTTTACCGAGCTAGAGATGGCTATAAGACACCTCAAGTCTGGTTTAGCGACACAGTCTCAACAGAGAGAATTTTTCAGTACTCACCGGATATTTTCAGAGTTCTTAAT